GCATCGGGACTCTGAACGTTGACTCGGCCGGCATCGGCTACTACCTCCACAAACATCTGCAAGACTTGGGATTCCCGTCGAATGCGGTCAACGTGGGCGAGTCGCCGGCAGACAAAGAGCAGTTCGTGAACCTCAAGGCTGAACTGTACTGGGGCTTGCGGATGCGCGCCAAGAGCGGAGACCTGGCAGGACTCGACGACGAGACGACCATTTCCCAACTTGCCAGCATCCGATGGAAGCCGAATAGCCGTGGGCAAACGGAGATTGAGTCCAAGGAAGCGATGCGGAAGCGGGGAGTCAAGAGTCCCGACCGGGCCGAGGCAATCATGCTGGCATTTGCAAAAGTTGCAAAGAATGGCGCCGGACTGCTTGAGTATTACCAGGGTGCGCTGGCGGTGCAAACTGGTGGAGATCAGGACTCGAATCCCAAGACTCCCGGCTTTAGACCTGCCCCTACCATCGCCACACCCGTCAAAGCACCCGCTCTGACCGCCTACAACCGCGCTATGGCTGCCCTTGCGCCCCAAGACCTCTGTGATCATTGCGGCAAGCCTCTTGGCGATACCGTGGTCGAAGAGGGCATACGCCGGATGCACCCTGACTGCGCAAGGCCATCGTGGGTGTCCTGAAGGCGTTATACAGATTCCGCTTGTTATACGCATCGGGACTGTTATACACTCCATCCATGAGCAAACTAGTCGCAATACGCATACCCGATGAACTGGCCGCAATGATTTACAAAAGGGCCAAGGATGAATCAATGACGCAGACGGCGGTGATCGTGAACGGGCTTTGGGCCGCTTTGTGTCCTGTTGATACAGCGGGTTTTCAGGAGGCGATGGACGCAAGAAAGTATAGGGGCGCTCAAGTGTGCCCAAACCGTAAACCTAAAGCTCAAATCATTCCCACCTCCGATACCATGGCTTTAGCCAGCAATGCCGCAGCCAAACGGATACGCAAAGCCGCTCTTGGCAGGACTCCAAAGAAAATCTTTGGCCCTTCCCGCCTCGAAGCGGTACTACCTACGCTGATAGCTATGGAGAAATGTCTCTCCCAAAAACCACTGGTAGCCCACGCACCGGGCTGCAAGTGCCTGATGTGCGCCCAGAAGTGATTCGGGTTGATACACTAGACCACGGGAGCACACACCATGGCCTTGTGGGATGAACCGACCGAGATAAACGACGATACAGTGTTTGGCAAGCGGCTGAACGACAAGGCATTGCAGAAGATGCCGGACGCTACGGGCGGCTCAATGACGCTCCTGAATCCGCGGTATGGAATCTTGAGCGCAAGGAATCGCGGAGGCGTTCGGCCTACTCTGCCAGTTCGGGACCCTGAAAATGACCGTCCTGGCCCCGATGACCGCCTCCTTCCCTCCGACTTCATCCCCGACGTAGACGAAGAGCGCAACCGCTTCAGCCCTTATCAGCCAGTCCAGCCGTTCGGCCCTCCATCGATCGTGGACGTCCGCGAGTGGGACTACCCCACCGGCTACAACCTCGAGATCGTCAACCGGCACATCGTCTTGGGCGAGATGCTGCGCGGCATCGTGCGGGGTTCGGGAATCATCGCCAACGAACTGAGCGCGCGCGTCGATGAACTGGTTAGCCTCCCATGGAAGTTTGTTCTGAAGAACCCGGCCAAAGGCGTGAAGTCGGAAGACGACCCGCGTATCAAGGAACTCAACGCCTTCTTCAAGATGCCAGATCGGAAGATACCTTATCCGCAGTGGATGGAGATGATCTTCCGTGAGCGGTACACCATTGATGCTGCCACCGTCTACATCTGGAAGAACAGGACCGGGACAAAGCCCTACGCGCTGGAAGTGATTGACGGGAATACCATCGTGCCAAAGATCGACGACCGCGGACGTATCCCCGACTGGCCATCCCTGGCATACACGCAGATCGTCAAGGGCCTCCCGATGGACAACTTTACCGAGCGCGAGATTGTCTACATGCCGCGGCATCGGTGGGCGCAGAATCCAATCCGGGGATATTCCGAGGTTGAGCAGATCCTGATGGAGGCTACTCAACAGGTGCGCAAGACGATATACATGTTGAATTTTTGGGCAGAGGGCACATGTCCTGATGTGATGGTGTGCTGCCCGGAGAACTGGACTGCTGAGCAGATTGCTCTCTGGCAGGGAACGTTCGACGCGCTGATGAGCGGGAATCTCAAGCTCAAGTCCAAGATGCGGTTCATCCCTGGCGGTGGCAAGCCTTTCGAGATGAAGGGCTCGGCCGGCGACTTGCTCAAGTCCGAGTATGACGAGTGGATGGCTCGCATTGTTTGCCGCGCCTTCAGGACCGACCCGAAGCCCTACATCAAGGAGCCTGAGCCGCGGGCGAACTCCGAGCAGCTTCAGGAGCAGATGCGCGCTCAAGGACTCAACGGAGAGATGCTCTGGTGGTCCAGCCTGATGGAGCGACTGATTTTTCTCGGATGGGGATGGGACGACATTAGCCATGCCTTCGACCAGAACGAGGAAGTGGCGGCAACCGACCAAGCCACCATCGACGCCGCCAATACATCTCTCGGCGCCAGAACGATTAACGAACTACGGGACCGGGACGGCTTGGACGCCGTAGAGGGCGGAGACGTGCCGATGGTCAAGACAGGCACCGGATGGATGCCGCTGGCGGTCCTGGCGGCGCAGAAGGCGATGCCACAGCCAGCTATGGGCGGCGCCAGCGGAGATTCGGGACCGGGTAAGCCCGGCGCGCAACAGCCCAGCAAGCAAGCCTCAGTGAAGAAGGAGGCCGGGACGGAAGCCGACCGCCCTTTAGCAAAGCGGGGAAGTCACTGGAGCAGATACTAGCGGCCTACCTCAAACGCAAGGGAAAAGAAGCGGCGGCAGGACTCACCGTCGAGAAACTGGCGAAGGCTGCGAAGAAGAAGCCAGAAGATCAGGACACGATAGACGTTTTGGTGGACTGGGGAGACCTGATTCCTGAGGTCACGCCCTACCTTGAAACCGATGCGATAGCTGGCGCCACAGAGTTCTTGACCGACCGCGGCATTGCAGAAGACAGCGATATGTGGACCAAAGTCTTGGACCAGGCGCTGCAGATGGCGCGGGAGCGCGGCGCGGAGTTGGTGGGCAAGCGGATCACAGACAAGGGCGAGATCATCGACAATCCGAACGCCAAGTGGGCCATCACGGACACCACCAGGGCCAACCTACGAGAGTTGGTAAGCAAGTCGGTCGATGAGGGATGGACGACTACCGAACTCCAGCACAACATCCTGCAAAGCGAAGATTTCAGCGCAGCGCGGGCTCTGACCATCAGCAGGACCGAAAGCATGTACGCCTACAACCACGGCAAGCACGAGGCCGCAAAGGGCACAGGACAGAAGTTCAAGCATCAGATCGGCTCTGGGGATGCTTGCGAGGAGTGCATGGGGAACATCGAGGCTGGCCTGATACCGATAGACGAGCCGTTCCCGTCTGGTGACGATTGCACTCCTATTCACCCGAATGATAGGTGCGGGGTGGGGTATTCTGATACGGAGGACGGAGAATAGATGGCGGCAACGGGACGCATAAGAATCGACGAGGAGTCAGCCATGAAGTCTATGCCGGTAACGGCTGAATCAATCCTGCGCGCCGCCATGGCCTTGAGGCCTATTCTCCCTGAAAAGTTCTACGGTCGGTTCATCCTGATCTTCGAGGATGGACGACCGATACGTTGGGAGACTCTACAGAGCGGGAAGCTATAACGCTACTTCGGCGGTTCTATTCCTCGTTGCTGAATAGGTGGGCATCGCTGAAAGTTGGCCCATACGTGTATTCCGTAGGCGATAGACCAACGTGAGCGGCGTTCTGCCCTGTCCTGTTTTCCTGTTCAGCAGCTTTGCAGGACTTTGAACAGAACCGTCCCCATCCGCGTTTCACATCAGAAGTACGCGCCATGAACTTCGCTCGGCATCGCCTGTTCGCGCAAGTGCGTTCGATCATTGAGGGCATCTCTCACCTCTCACAGCCGGAGCCGCCGGTGCGGGTTCTGCGCTCAGCTCTGCGGCGTTCCTGCCCGAGCCAGCGCGTATTGGTGATGATTGATCAGATACTGATAATAGCCCCCGGCAGCATCCCGATAACGATGCCTGCCATCATGCACAAGGATTCGCGTTCGGTCACGTGTTCCTTTCCTGTGCCCGGATATACCGCCGGGCTCGGTTGCGACTGCGTTTGAGTAGTAGCTTCAGGACCCATGCCATCCAAGCTTATTCGAGTCCTGAAGTCCATAGGCTACCCTCCTTCCTGTACTGCTCAACCAACAACCGTGTAGTTGATAAACGCAGGATAGCACCTCTGATGCGCATGTCAAAAGAAAAGTTTAATAAGCGCGAAAGATTTGTATTGATAAACCGTCCGAGTGGTGGTTTAATAATCCCAGTTCACAGAAAGAGGATCGGAATGATGGAA